ATCGGGGCCCGCTGTTACCATAGAACTATCTCTAGCTGCGGTGGCACTTAGATTCATGCCTTGGTTAAAATACAACCCTGTGTACGCTTGTAATAGATACTGAAACTCATTGTCCTTGGTGTCGTAAAATACAATAGTAACAGGTTGGTAGTCCAGCCTAGTAGGTACGTAACGAGGTCTGTTGTATTGATTTACTTTTACTAAATTGTAATTATAATCCGGTAAAGTGGCGCTTTGCACTCTGTGAAAGAAAAAGCGTCTGCCGTTAACAGGTTCTGCAATAAGCGGGACTGTTTCATTTACATGAAGTCCTATCATGAATTGAAACTTCTGCCGCGGAATTCTAGTCATCACTGCGTCATCGACACCATAATGTTCCGCGGCAGCATTATACAAGCCAGTATTAGAAGTTAGTCCCATAGTTTACCCTTATGCTGACGGTAACGAGCCGCCGCCTGTAGCGTTACTTAGAGTCTGGTTCTGCGCTACTCCAGTTAATGTAGCATTACCCGCAGCATCAAAAATTTCACAGTTGTCATAACGCAAAGTCACATTAAATGTAATCTGGTCACTGGTTGCATAGTTTAAATCGCCATACTGGATGCCGCTGATATAGCAACCAGCAAGTTCATACTTGTCCAATACACCTGGATTTGGATTTCCACCGTCTAGTGTTTCTACTAGTGTTTGGAATTTATATGCCGAACCTGCTCTTGAACTGCTTTGGTTCGCATGGTCAACTTGACGATTTAGTTGTCCGTTAAGTTCGCGAAGTACTGCGCTGTCAACGTCATCTCTGAACATAATAGTGACTTCGTTCCAAGTGTGCTTACCAGCTAGATAAATTCTGCTGTTGTATGCATCAATTGTTACTGGATCATGTGTTAGTGACGGACGGCCTGCACTCATTACGCTACGAGTGGGGGTTGAAGTGAAACCTTCACCAATGAACGTTACACGGAATCTGTATTGTAGTTTTGGCATGATTGTGGTGGTATTACCTGTGTTATCAGGAACACCTAATGTTGTGATTACTGCCATCGAAATCTCCTCTTAACTGGCTTATACATATTTAGCAAGTTTTAGTCAAAAAAATAGGCAGCAAAGAGCTGCCTATTAAGTATTATGTTAATTGTATTAGACTGTAGCTGCGATAGTTCCAGTGTTTACAATTCTGATTGGTATGTAGATAAATTCCACAGCCTTTGCAGGTTCGATAGCAACGTCAATATACAGTTCGTTACGATCAATACGTGCAGGTGTATTGTTAGATTCGTCGCAAACTACTGCAAAGTCATAGATGCCTCTGCGGCTTAGAATGTCTGCTAAGAATCGTTCAAATACTAGTTTTGCTCTTGCTCTTGTTTGAGCATCATTGATTTCAAACAAGAATGGACGAGCAATGCTGTCAAATCTTTCACGCAAGTAACATACTAGACGTGCAACGTTTACACGATCTAATGCAGTAGTACCAGTGTGCATAGTTTTCTGACCGAAAATAATAGTACCTTGTCCAACAAATGTAGTGATTGGATTAAGTTTATTTTGATACATGCTGTCTCTTTGACCTTGAGTCAACGCAACTGCTTTGAATTCACCTTCAGTAGTGATATAACCTACACCGCTAGCATTTTGTACAACACCACGTGTTAGACCTGCTGGCGGGAACCACTGGAAGCTAATGTTGTCATTGTATGCATAAGTGTAAAGCGCCATATGACTTGGAGGAACAACTACAGTATTTCCGTTAAGAGGTTCTGTGGTTTGTCCTGCAGGGTAGTACACTGCACTATAAGTGTTGTTGGTAACAAGACCATCTTCACCATTTTCTGTTGCCACGTCACTGTTTTGCACCCAAAGAACTGCATCGGTTGGATTCTTACGCATTGGTGTATCTATAATGATAAATGCAGTTTCGCCTCTGTCACTGTTTAGTGTCACTAGTTCGTCTGTTAGCTCTGGATAGTTAGGAGCACAGATCAAGCTAAATGTGTATTGCTCGTCGCGCAGATCAGTGCCCGCAGTAACAGCTTGCATTGCAGTTGCAATGTAGGCTCTTTGTGCATAACGACCAAAACGACCGCTACCGTCAGCATGATTAGCTACTGCGTTTCTCCAAGCAGTACCATTCCAAGTTCTAACAGTGTTTCTGCTTTGAGCCATGTTTACTGCAATCATACCATTTGGATAAACCACTGGATTTGGTGCACCAGTAATAAGAGTTGATGCATCTCCAGCAGTGTCACTGATGTTAGCAAACAGTACACCACGCTGGGTAGTTTGATCTGTGTTGTCATGAGTGATCCAAGAAGATAGTGTACTGTTGTAAACTTTTATTACTGGATAACTTCTTTCTAGTGCTTGATTCTCTGCCGCATTAGTAGTATCAACCCAAACATCGCCGTTTGAAGGACTTGTTGGCGCAGTGGTACTATACGTTGGAGTAACTGCACTGTATGCACCCGAAGATACAACATATACATCTAACTCATCAAGTGAATCATCATACCATAGCGCACCAGTTGCTGCTGTTGCAGTTGGCGTACTGGTTTGAATTTTCTTCACATAGCTGTTTAAGTTAGACGGTGCACCTAATGTGCTGACACGCTGTAGCTGAATCAACGCTTCGGTGTTTACGTCTAAGTCAAGTAGTATGTTTCCTGCTACCGCAGTTGAACTAGTCAGTGCAGTGTTAGAGCTTCCGTCTTGTGGGTAGAAGTCTCCGATAGAAGTGCTTAGACCAGCAGTTAGAGCAGTAGTAACACCTTGTACTGTTTTAGCAACAAAAGTAGCTGTAGTGGTGTTGTATTCATAAATTACTAGATTAATACCATTGCCTGGGCTAGTAGTTTTGATCCATATATCGCCGTTACCTGGTGTTGAAGGCACACTAAAATGTCTTGCCCAAGTAACAGTATCGCTTTGGCTGGTAACTGCATCGCTGTTTAGTTCTTCCCATGCAGCACTAATGCCTTTGAAGTATTGCAATGACATATTGCCGGTCTGATTGCCGTGTATAACAACCAAGTAAGCACCGTTAACTACAGTTGTAGATGGGGTGTAAGTTCCACCTGCTTCACCTGATGTAGCGTTGTCGTTTACTTCGATTAGCGGAGTTTTTGCGTCCCACAATCCGGTAGTATTGTTATACTCGTGAATACCGTAAGTGCTTGCATCAGTGTCAAGCCACAGAGTTGATGCGGTACTCCATGCTGCGGTTGGCTGGGTTGTAGTAGATGCTAGTGCTGCTAAATCAACGTTGGCACGAACAATGTATGCTTGACTGCCTTGACCTAGATAACTGTATGCGGCCATAAGACCGTATTCGCTTGTTTCGCTGCCTTGAACCACAGCACTTCCACTAGTAGTGAAAAGTGGATTACCAAAATATTGGGTCAACTCGCGCTGTGAAGTTACTCTCACGACTTCGCCTGCACGGGCTGATTTTGTATATTTTGCAATACCGTCAGCTTCACTGCCAGTAGGATCTGTTTTGTCTTGTTGTGTAGCAATCACTAGTAATGGAATTGTTCCAGCGCCTGGGGCACCGTATGCACTTTCATCTACTACTGTAACTGACACACCTGGGGATACTAAAGTAACCATGTTTTACTCCTCTGGATTGTATTTTACTAATACTATTTACCAGAGGAGCTATATATTCAGGCTGATATGGAGGTTAACTGCGTACTTAAATTATTTAAGCAAATGGTGCATCAGTTCATTGATATTAAAGTAAAGTTCGTCCAGTGTGCCGTTATTATCAATTGTATAATCAGCCATCCACTGTTCTAGACTCATACTGTCTTTTGACTCAACTGGGAGATAATCGCTGCGATCAACCCAAATAGCGTAGTCAAATATGCCAGTATTTTTCATGGCATGGAATTCTTTTTTGTTTCTGAGACCGCAGTAAATGTCGTGTGCAGCGAAAATTTCTCTGCCTAAACGTGCTGCATCAGGAACATTATAAGCGCAGATAGCATCATACCATTCTGCTCGGTGATTATGCCGGTCAGCATAACATTCTTCTTCATTAGCATATCCATACGTGTCCTTTAACATATCAAAGATAAAACGTTCGTTGCAAAACATACTGCTACTTTTAAAGTCGAATCCCATGTGTTGGTTTAGGTATTCACACACCGTGTCTTTGCCATGACGGCCATGACCAATTACAAGTAGCTTGGGGCGATATTTCATTGGGGTATCCTTGTTGTTTTTTTTAAGTTACAACAAGAACTGACAATTGTCAACCAATAATAATCCCAAGTCCTGTACTACCATCTACGTATGTTTTGAGTTCATCGTCTAGCTTGTCAATTGCTGCTTGCGCATCTGAGCGCAATGCATCAGCGTTCATGCTAGTGCCGCCTTGTGGTCCTGCAATTGTGCCAAACTTGCCACGTGCTTCCGCCAGCATTAGTTTTGCATAAGCAAGCGCAAGTTCTTTGATCCAAGGTGCAGCATATGGATCCATCAACAGTTCTTCATTGCTACGATTTTTATACACATGCAGATACACTGTGTCTTGTGCTTTAACACGACGATGCAGCAGAAGTTTTTTAGTGACAGGATTCCAAGTAAACATATATTTTTCACCAAACAGTCTGCCTAGTGTTTCTCTATTTTGTGCAAGGAAATCGTATGTTGCCATACCGCCGGCACGACCGCTGTACAACAGATAATTGTTGAGATATGCAGTTTCGAAAGGTTCAATGTCACCTCCGCTACTACCATTTAGTGTACCGCTAACACGACGATATACATCTTTTACTTCCATTATCTCGTCGATCAAGGTATATTCACTTTGTTCAACTTGAAGTTCCAATGGAAAGAAACTTTCTTCCACTGCATTTTCACTGCGTTGTCTAAATTTTTCAACTGACTTACGAATCGCAAGTTCGTAGTGTTCGGGGTCAAGTTCAACGTCGACCATTTGACCGCCTAAGCGGAGTTCTATTTCTTTGATGAGTTCTTGTGTCTTTGCCATACTACTATTTATGATTTGAAGTAGTCAGCAGTATATTTCAAAAGCTGTCGTAATTGCTTGGAGTTAGAAGGAAAAATCTCTCTGAATCTATTGTACACTGGTAGTTCAGACTTGTACTTTTCTGGATTACGAAGTGCATCTTCGGGATTATCTGTTTCCTTCATTTCACCTGCGAGATCATGTGCATATGCCATTAGTTCGTGTGGATCACGAAGATAACTGCGCATCAGATCACGATCTGTTCCGCCAGCAGCTTTTTTAATTACACCTTTTTGATAACCACTTTTGTAATTGTTCAGTACCTTTGCACCCATCTTGTCGTATTGGTTCCAGTGTATGGTTTCATGTCCTAACATACGCATCAAAATGTTTTTGAATGTTTTGGGACCATATGCGCCTTCTAGATTCTTGGCATGCAAGTAGACAGTAACAAACTTGCCTTCTTTTTCGGTCCAGTCTGCTACTGCACTGATCCATTCATCTGGATCTTTACGTGGGTTATGATCAGTAATAAATTCTATCGGCAACTCGTCGACGTTATTGCTGTTTAGGATTGATTCTAGTTCATCAATATCGTCGACGTCATTGTTTTCTTCAAGAAAGTCTTGATACTCGTCGATCGAGTCATCTACTATTTCCTCAATTTGAGCAAGGAAATTTTGGTCAGGTTCCATTCTAGCTTCTAATAATTCATGCAATCTCATGCAAGTATTTATTTAGAACACTTTCAAAAGAACCGTATCTTCATTGAACCTGCCGTTCATTTTGGTTTCAGTGGTTTTCACAAATCCAAACTGAGTATCCACTTTGTGCTTGGTTACTTTTTTCCACTGTGGCAAAATCTCTTCGGGCTTGCGAATAGTTTTTTGTACACTTTTGGCTTCATCGAAAAATTGCAGAGTGGTACCTTTGACCTGCAAAGTGCAGTTAGGTTCTGCATGGTATACGCCTAGCTTTCGATTCTTAGTGTTGAACACCACTGCTACTGTAGCACCAATCAAGTCTGCAGGGTTAAGGCTTGCAATACCAAGTGCGGCATCACTGCTCTTGAATTTAAGATTTTTCACCAGTTCGGCTGCACTCTTTGCTTTGACTTTGCGAACAGGTCGCACTTGCTTTTTCTCTGCCCGGAGAATATCCAGTGCTTGAAACAAACGCTTGTAGAAATCATACAGTTCTTTTTGCTGTGCTTTGGTATAGGTACTGTAGCCTTCCGCCAATTGCTTTTGCATTTCGGTTTGCTTGGCAGCGACTGGAAGAGTCATCAGTTCTTCCAGTTCAGCAACAGGGCCTTCATACCACTTTTGAATAAATCGAGCATGGCCCAAGTTAATTTCTTTACCCTTGAAAAATGCCAAGGGCTGTTTGTCTTTGAGAGGATTGGATTTGGGATCACGAATAAAGTCGTCAATCCACTGCTCGAGTTCTTCCAGCTTTTCTTCAGTAGCTTCTTGCAGCCGTTCTTGGATAGTAGGCACGTATGCTACTTTTTTTGTTTCTTCTTTTTGCGAGGAAACAACAAGTTTACCTTCAGCCACCAAGCCTGCTAGAAATTTTTGAAATCCCTTTGCGTAAACTTCAGGCACAGGATGATCCATAATCAACATTTGTGCAGTAGTAGCCCAGTGGCTACCAAAACAAAGTTTACTATCAGAGACCTTGTTGATAGCTGCCTGATCTGGCTTACTCATAAACTTTTTAACATAGGCCTTTACTGCGGCGCCCCACTCTCGGCTCTCCACTTCGTAATGCACATAGAACTTTGCTTTCTGAAAATCGCCAGTGGGCATTGCTGCCATGCCAGTTGCCCGACGCACTGCACGAACTGTTTTCTTTTTACGGGGTGTAAGTGATTTAACCATTAGCAAATCTCCAATTCAACTTGACCATACGTGCCGATTACGTAATGGCCACGTTCATATGAGTTAGCAGCATTTTGTGCTGCAAGTTCAGTTTTGTACCAGCAGCGATCAAAAGGATCTGTGTCTCCGTCTTTGAAGAACGCAACTTCGTAGGTTTTACGGGTTACATGACTATCGTAGTCGCCAATGCACACATCGTCATCGACCCATTCTTCGGTAATAATAGCTTCACGCATTTATTTACTCCTCAAAGTAAACGGAAAATTGAAAGCCGGCGTTATCGCCGTAAGCACCGGCATCAGCTTCAGTGTTGAAGTGATACTTGGTGCCGATGTTATAGAAGTGACAAACCCACATCAGAGCGTCTCCAGCAGAGCTTCAAAATCTTCTTTCATCTTGGTCTGAGCAGTAACAGCTCGTACACGGTCATCTTCATCTTCGATCAACATATGTTGAGCAATGAGTGCTTCGCAAGTTTTGATGTAATCCAGAAGTGCTTGTTTCATGACGCCCTCTTTCGCTGTCTACATATACAATATAAGTGAAGTATCTCGGTTTGTCAACCATTATTTGTAGCTAAATATATGTATCATGCCTAGACTCACATCGTTCAACCCCACTAAGACAAATGATTACAAATTTATGGATCGCACCATCCGAGAACAGTTTTGGGTGGGCGGTGTCGGGATCATTGTACACAAGTACATCGGACCCGCAGCACAACCTGACGCCAAAGATCCTACTCAACCCAACTACATGGACGGTAGAGAAATAGATCCACTCAGCGGCGAATTTATCAATGTAGATGGTATACTCAACGAAACCAAAATACAAGACCTACTGTTTATGGAAAATCGTGATCGCAAGTACGACCCGGATATCTACGAACTTTGGGGAGTATACAATGTCAGCGACAACGACTTCGATCTTAGTCAATTTGGTCTATTCTTAAGCAACGACATGTTCTATATGACCTTTCATATCAATGATATGATAGAGAGGATGGGTCGAAAATTATTAGCTGGTGATGTTATTGAAATGCCCAGCTTGCTGGATGATTCGCCACTGGATGCCAGCAAAAATCCCATTAGCAAATTTTATGTAGTAAATGACGCCAGTCGGGGTTCTGAAGGATTTAGTCAAACTTGGTATTCCCATATATGGCGTGTCAAGTTAAGTCCGCTAACTGACAGTCAGGAATATAGAGACATACTAGGCAGTGAACACGATAACACTAGCCTCAAAAACGACATCAGCACATACAAGAGCGAGTTTAACATAAGCGATGCGATTGTTGCAAGCGCAGCACAAGATGATCCAGATGGCACTGCACTGATAGATCATTTATTTGGCTACAACTACGCCACCAGTGGAGGTGTTGTAAATCAAGACAACACATACAATCACGGCGAGTCAATTCCTACCGGTACGTTGTTCCCTACTGCACCCCATGAAGGCGATTATTTTATTAGATCTGACTTTGTTCCTAATAGACTGTTTGTACGTCGTGGCAGCAAATGGCACAGACTATACGATAACATAACCGAAAAAACATGGAGCGACAGAACCTACAATGCTAGTACATTTATCAACAACAATCAACGTACTACTATTGTTGACAACCAAGAATTTAACGAAAAACAAGCACTTAGCGATGTTATATTGCCTAAGTTAGATACATAATTAAGGATCAATCTAAATGACAATTACATTAAGAAATACCAAAGGATTAGCACTAACTTATACCGAGTTGGACGAAAACTTTATAGACCTAGACGGTAGAGTAGACACTCTGGAATCAGCAAGTGCTAAACTACCTGCAAACAGTGTCAGTGCATTCGGTCTTACATTGATCGACGACGCAAACGATGCCGCTGCAAGAACCACATTAGGGCTAGCAACTGTTGCAGCAACAGGAGCATATAGCGATCTGTCTGGTACACCAGCTGCATATGTTCTACCAACTTCAACTACATCAGTATTGGGTGGCGTTAAGATCGACGGAACTACTATTACCATAGATGGCAGCGGTGTTATTAGCAGTAGCAGTGGAAGTGCGTATGTGCTTCCAACTGCAACAACATCAACATTAGGTGGTGTTAAAATTGACGGAACCACTATCACTATAAGTAGTGGAGTTATCAGTTCTGGACAATTTTTAGAAATAGATGGAGGCAATGCCTTCACAGTAGAATCAACCGGCGATATCGAAATCGACGGAGGCGGAGCATAAAATGGCAAAAATTAAATTACGTAGAGACACTGCGTCGAATTGGACAACAGAAAATCCTGTACTGGCGCCCGGCGAACCTGGGTTTGAAACAGACACTCGCAAAATTAAATACGGCGATGGTAATAATGCATGGAACAATTTAGACTATGTTATTCCATCCTTTACCATTGGTGCGGAAGAAACAGCAAGCGGTGATGGTGCTATTGCTTACGACGACTCTACTGCGGTACTTACTTATACACCACCCGACTTGTCGACTTATATTACATTATCTGATATTAGCGTTGGTGCAGAAACTATTGCAAGCAACGACGGCGGTATCTCGTACGACAACACTACTGGTGTATTTACTTACACACCGCCTACTGCACTCGGAATTGGCGCTATTGCACTCTCTAGTTTAAGTGTCGGTGCCGAAGCTGCTGCCAGTGGCGACGGCGGTATTGCATTTAATAGCGGGACAGGTGTGTTTACATACACTCCTCCGCTGGACATTACTGGTAACGCTGCAACTGCAACCACATTGTCTGGATTAACTGCTAGCATAGCTGAACTTAATTATAACGATATTACTACCATTGGTACTGTGGAGGCAAACAAAACTGTTACCGCCGACGCATTGTCAATTGTAAGATTCGGAGATAACTCTAAAATTAGATTTGGGACAGACGACGATTTAGAAATATATCATGATGGATCTCATAGCTTTATAACCGATTTGTCTACCGGGAATCTTATAATTTCTTCAAGCCAAATTGATCTACTGGGCGGACCAGATGGTGCAGAAATTATGGCTACATTTGTAGATAACGGTGCTGTTACTTTATATTACGACAACAGTTCTAAGTTAGCAACCACTATTTCAGGTGCAAGTGTCGCTGGTAATTTAGTTGTAAACGGATCAGAAGATCTCGCTGACACAGCCGCAGCTAGCTTAGTACTACATGCAAGTTACTTTACTACAGCTGGCGCTGAAACTGCGACACTAGCTGCCGGAACTGAAGGTCAAATCAAAACATTTATGATGGCAGGTTACGTTGGAAATATGGTAATCACTGTCACTAATCCGGGATGGGGCGGCGCTGGTACTATAACATTTAGTGCAGCGGGCCATGGATGTACACTACAGTATGTTAACAGTAAATGGTTCTGCATTGGCAATAACGGCGCGGCATTTGCATAATAAAGGAAATAACCAATGGCTTCGGGATCAACCAGTATAACAGCAGTGCCTTACTTTTACGATAAGCAATTTCGTAGATACATTCAGCAATTTATACGGTTGTTTGCAGGGTTTCAGTTTGTAGTAAGTTACACCAGCGACGGAGAACCTGTTTATCAAACAGTACCTGTTCGTTATGGTGACATAAGTCGTATGGCTGCACATATACAAAAGCAGAATAGCGAAAACATGTTGAACACTGTGCCTTTTATTAGTTGTTATGTTAGTGGTCTAGGTCTAGACGCAGCACATCGTACCTACCAGCAATTTGAAGAAAAACTGCCAGTGATTGAAAAAAAGTATGACGAATCAACTAGCAGTTATTCCAATGAGGCTGGCAATACTTACACTGTAACTAGACACCAGCCAGTACCTTACAAACTATCCATGCAAGTAGATTTATGGACCAGTAACACAGAACAAAAATTACAATTACTGGAACAAATACTGGTGTTGTTTAACCCTTCTCTCAATATACATACCACAAACAATCCATTGGATTGGAGTAGTTTAAGTTATGTCGAATTGGTGAATACTCAGTGGAGTAGTCGCAGTTTACCTCAAGGTGTAGACGATGTAATTGATATTGCATCATTGACATTTGATATGCCTATACTGATCAACCCACCAGCAAAAGTATTGCGCAATACACTAATACATACTATTGTTGCCAACATACATGATGTGGAAACAGGTGTCGCAGAATCCATCAGAAACGGCAATAGTTTCGTTCCGCTGTTTACCAGTTACAAAGTTATTACGTTAGAAAACTATAAAACAAGATTTACTGTGAGCAGCGCAGGCGTAGCCACTGCACAAATTCTTAATCGCCAAGGCGGCACTACTGACTCCAATGGTGATCCTCTAACATGGGCCACTGTGTTTACTAGCTTTGGTGAATTTAGAAATGACATAAGCCAACTGAGATTAAAACAAACTGACGACCCCAGCGATGTAACCAATGACATAGTAGGAACCCTGGCCAGCCATCCAACTGATGCAAATTTATTAGTAGTCACATTGGATACTGATACTATACCTGCCAATACACAAAATGCTATTAATCGTATCGTGGACCCTGAACTAAATTTCCCCGGGGACACTGTGTTGCCCAGTGCTGCAAATGGTCAGCGTTATTTGATATTGAACAGTGTGCCGGAAGGCAGTGCGTGGGGAGGTATTGCCGCCGATGCAAACGACATAATTGAATACAACGCAGGCAGTTGGAGCGTAACTTTCAATGCCAGCAATAATTTAGAAGCCACACATTATACTACAAATCTGCACACGCTGGACAAACTAAAATGGAATGGCACTGCATGGATCAATGCCTACGAAGGCACTTACAATCCAGGTTTTTGGCGGATATACCTATAATGTTAACCGCAAGTGGTTGTTGTTTTTTAGCCTTAGACACAGGTCGTATCATGCTGCAACAGCGCAGTGAAACAGCAAGCCATCCTCTTACTTGGAGTTTTTGGGGTGGCAAAGCAGAACTGAACGAACGACCTATCGAAACTTTATTGAGAGAATGCAAAGAAGAAATGGGGCCATTGCCTGACATTGAAAAAGTATATCCTATACATCAGTTCACTAGTGATGACAGCAACTTTCAATACAATACTTTTTGTGTAACAGTATTTGAAGAATTTATTCCGCAGTGCAATTCCGAAAGTGCAGGCTATGCGTGGGTTAAGATGGGCGCATGGCCTAAACCATTGCATAGAGGCGCTAAACTAGTGTTAGATAAGCCAGACATGTCTGAAAAAATACGTGTTATATATGAACGCCAAAAAGGAAAACTGGACCTACCAAATTGGTTAGACAGTTTTTAATTTTTGTTCATAGGCTTTGTATTGTTCGCTGTTTTCCCCGTAGATCTTTTTAATGATCTCTAGCCTATTAGGCTGTAGATTACTTTGCTCGTTTCTTAAAAATTCTTGTCTTTGATTAAACACATCTTCTAGCCATTGATGATTGTATAATAAATCAACGTAAATATATTCATTTTCGTTTTTCTTAACTGCACATTCACACGCATCTTTAACATAGTCATTCATCCTGGATGTATGTTGCGAAATGTAGCTTGCCATTATTTTATTTTTAAGTTTCTTGTTGTCGTTGGGGAATTTTCCTTGTATCAGCAAACTAGCAGTTGCAAATGCACGTTGCCATGCTTTAGCAGGATCTGTTATATCATCTAGTGTGCCTGCTAAAATATCTACTTCAGTATAATGAAACTTAGGTTGTATTTTTGTTTTCTGACTGTCTTGTACTTCAGTAATATATTTTTTAGGTATTAGCATCACACTGTGATCTCCATAGACCAATCCAGTGGACTTGTGTTCTACTTTGAACATATAAATGGTATCATCTGATTGGGGGACAAAATCAAAATAAAACTTTGCGCCAGTGTCTACATCTATATCCAATAGCCACACAAAATCTTCAATGTAATCTAAATTCAAATTTGAAAATATATCACTTAGTGATTTCCTACTTTTGATAAGGCGATGCTTTTTGTGAATTGGCCTGGCTAATAATTTTTTAGTAGAAAATCTATCATTGAATGAATATATATAAATTGGATATTCGGATTCTACAAAAGAAGATATCACTGGCTGTTTAATGTCAACATTTATTCTGCTATTTGGATTAGTGGGCACAATTTTTACAACATCCCAATTTATAGGTTTTTTAGATTTAGCAAAACATCTAGGAAACGAATGCACATTAAATCGTTGTTCTTCTAGTGGTCTAAAATTCCAGTTAAACTCTGCGTGTATGTTGTAGTTTGGATTTACAAACCAAACATAAGGTACTTTATCTTTATATGCATCTGCTAGATCATACGAGTCCATTTGATCTGTTTCGATAACAGGCCACTTGTTAAAATTTTGCTTAGTATAACTAAAAGCTGTTTTAAACATTATTGATATTGCCTATCCCTATTTCTAAATTAGCCAAGTGAGAACAATGATTGCTAGCGTCTGCATCAACAAAAACATCGTAATCATACTCTTTAAGTAGTTCGCAAAATACAATATCTTCGCCCAAATATGCATCATACGATGGCATGTATTTAAAACCGAACCATGGTGCTGTTGTATTTTTAAATACTTCGATACTGGTTAACATTATACCCATGCCTACACTAGCGACACTGTGCAGTCCCGATTTTGCAGTTAGCGTTTTTGTCATATCTCTGTTATCTAAAAATGCAACACTCCTGAACGGAAGTGATCTTGTGCTGTAGTAACATGCCACAACTGGCTTGTTGTGATTGTTGAGAAGCTGGTATATGTTACTAGGGAACGTCATATCACTATCCAACCACAATATTTTCTTGCAGTCGTTAGCCAATGCAGACTTTACTAGTAAATGTCGTTGTTCCGGAAGTACACTGCCGTTCTGAAAAAATAACCGATAAGACACATTGTCTTTAACTAACTTAGCTACTAACTCAGCTAAACAAAACGCAAATTTACTGTGTAGTGTGTCGCGAACCGGGACACAGATAGCTAAGGTCATTATTTTGGCATTAACTCGTTGGGCACAATATCAGAAGGCGCAACTTCCTTTTCTGCTTGTTGTGTAACGTGATTCATATATGAGCTTAGTTTCGTTGTTTCTTTGACACATTCCACATAGTCATTGTTAGAGAGTGATGCCATTTTAAACATAACATCTGCTGACACTTTTCCTTGTGCAAGTAACTCCACAGCACCACGCTTGGCCAAACGTTTGATCCAATATTCTTTTTCTTTTTGCTCAGTCATCTCAAGTTCATCTGCGGAATATATTGATTCATATTCGGCCTTTAATTCTGTCAGATAGGCAATTGTTGATTTTTCTGCTTTGCGTGAGAAGTATGACAAGCTGTTGTGCATGTTCAGATCTTCACATATTTTTCTATATTTGCTTGCCACTGTGGGATACTCTCCCAGTGCAAACATAGTGTATTCAAGTTTAGTTGTTGACATTGATTTCTCCTTTGAGTTTTCTTTATGTACCACCAAAGCTGCCACTTAAACTTACAGTGTTACCTAAGGTAATTCCGACTTGTGGGCCAAGTTGGCCCAATGATCTAGTAGCACCGCTCACAAATCCGTAATAAATTTGCACTTGATTTATACTAATCGTTGTGCCTGTCGCCGGTAGTGCCATAAATCTTTCCTATAATATTCTATACTAGCATTATTTATTTAGAACGTCAACGTTTATTTTTTCTCAAGATCAGACAATCTCTGAGTTAATTGACGATTCTGTAATATTAATTCTTTGATAGCTTCGATTAGTAAAGGAATCATTTTTTCGTAACGCACTGCCATGTAACCATTGTCTCTGATAGTAATCACTTCTGGAAGCACCGAATTTACTTGTTGTGCAATAACACCGACTTCTCTAACAGTTGTATCTTTGTGTTCTACTTCGTGTGCCAAATCGTTCCAATTATATGTCACACCGTTCAACTGATTTACTTTTGACAATGCATCTGTAATGTTTTCAATATTGGTTTTTAATCTACTGTCCGATGCAGCAAACGCAGTGACGTCAGCGCCTGCGTTGATAGCACCACTTACACCCAATCCACCTGTAATTACAACACTACCAGTAGTGTTAGTAGTTGAAGCAGTGCCGTTACTGAATGTTTTGATACCACTAATCGATTCGTTACCGGTGTTCATAACTGCTCCGGCATCGTTTACTGCAGTATTGGTTACGATTTCAGTTCTGACGTTTGCAAGTGTCTTTGGTCGTACAAATCCATCACTTCCTGTTTCTACAAAGTAGTGAGTGGCAGCAGTAGCAGTTTCGGTTGATCCTAATAAGTTTAAGAAGGTTGGGTACAGATATCCACCGTAATTTAATCTAGTAGTACCAGTGGGTGTGGTTGCACTGGTATCAAAATATCCTGCTGCCGCTGCCGCCTGCGCTACAAGAACTGTTCCAGCAACATCTGGTATTGCAACCGTTCGGTTTGCAGTTGGTGAATTTGATAACTCACTGTAGAACGTACCAGTTGCGTTATACATTCTAAAGTTTCCGCCAGATGTAATTACTGCTGATATGTTAGGCGCGGTGCCGTTTTCTGCTGTCCATAACTGTATTTCACTACCACCAGATGTATTAACCGCAACACCACGTATTAATCCAACGTCTCCTGATCCCTGCGCACTAGCATCTCTACTACCAAATACTATTGCTCCGTATTCCTGACCCACCGCTGTTGAAGTGTCGTTGGATTCTAGACGAATTCTTGCGCCAATCGCATCTGAAATTGCCGATGATACATATATATCACTTCCTTGAATAGTAGCAACCGGAATCGTTGAGCTTGTCAATGCCGTTCCCATTTTAACAGTACCAGCGACAGTTTGTGAAGTTATGGTGGTATTTGCATAGGATACACTAGTGGTTGTACACGCAGTAACAGTGAATGTACCGTTATATCCAGCTGGAGTTACACCTGCAACTATGATTTGAGAGCCCACTTGAAATGGTGCTGCTGCTTGTGCTGCAAATGATATTGTCGCTGTAGTGCCATTTCCGCCGGCAGTAGTAGTTGCCAATGTTGTTGACAGCGATCCAACTGTGAGTACATCAGCAGCGGTGTAACGATGTCCGCCCCAAGTTAACGTTATACCAGTCACAACGCCCGATGCAACTACTACAGTGCCTAGCATATATGCACCAGTACCACCAGTTAACGATTGATTAGTATGAGTGCCATTCATGTATCCAGTACCGCCGCCGACTAATGTCCCAAGTGTTAAAATTGGGCCAGTTGTGGCAAGAATGTTTTGTCCAACGCTGAGATTTCCAGGGACAATGAGACTAGGAGAGTTAACAATAGTCGATCCACCGTCTGCATCTCCTATATTAATTGTAGTGGTAGAACCAGCTGCACCACCTGTGCCTATATTGATTGTTTTTGTAAATCCAGATGCAACTGCACCCGTTGACAAGTTAGTTGTTGATGATGCTGTACTATTATATCCTAAAGTCAATGCAGTAGAACTTGCAAACGCCCCAAATGTCGCACCGCCATCAATTGTGGTAGTAAAGGTCGGCGATGTAGCAAATACTAAAACTCCGCTACCTGTTTCATCACTTATAGCAGAACGTAAATTATTAGAAGAGGGAGTTCCGAGGAAAGTAGCAACACCACTGCCTAAACTAGACAACCCAGTTCCGCCATAAGTTTCGCTGATAACATCGCCGTTCCATGTACCGCTTGTAATTGTACCAACTGTTGTTGCAGCGACAATGTTTACTGCATCAGTAGTTACTATTTCAGCTCTCACATTTTCTAGTGTTTTTGGTCTGATTGCGCCGTCACTTGCTATTTCTACATAGTAGTGAGATGCAGTAGTATTGGTTTCAGCTACACTTGTTGTGATTGTACTGTTCACACTTAAACTATCGTGTAATATAGTTGCGCCATTTACTTCTAAATTTTTATGTAATCTTGTGTCTTGGTATACTACTAAATCATTTTTAACATGAGAATCAGTGTCAACAATGAATCTGTTTCCACTAACTTTTGCAGCAGGTGATGCTAAATCAAGTTCAAAGGCTTTGGCATTGTCGGCACAAACAATATACAATCGTTCTGCGGTTTCGCTAATTGCAATGCCTTTTGGATTAGTCAAACTGATACCACTTGCATCGCCAATGTCCACTTGATCAGTATAAACGGCAGTGCTGATATCCCAAGCAGTGTTTAGTGTAAATTTAAGTATGCTGTCGTATTTGCTGTCGGATATGTACAGTTCTAATCCATCGTCAGAGAACGCAATAGCAGTCGGTGTTTTTGCCAAGTTACTTAAATTAAGATTTTGCAAATAGGTCGCAGTGGATATATTCCACGCTGTACTTAGGTTGTATTGGTAGACATCTGAATTTTGTTGTCCTAGTAGATACATTTTAGTTCCGTCTGGTTTAAAGAACAACCCAACGGGTATTGTGTCAACTGTGGAAACCGAACGTGTCCTGGTGTATGTTGCACTGGACAACAAGTACGGAGTACTCAATGTGTATTGATAGATAGAAGTATTTTCTAAACCAGTAATATACAACTCTGTACCATCTGATTTTAAAAATACTGAAGTTAGCTGTGTGTCCTCAGAAGATGTATCCAACAGCTCTAGATATAATAGTGTGTCGATTCGATTGACAATTTGAAACGAGTAACGATATACGCTGGGCAAATCCAGTGCCACAACATACGCCCTAAAACCAGTAGAATCTACAAATATTCCCCCAGGATTTGAAGTTTCTGAGGTTAGATCGAAATTATTACCGTTATACTTCCAAGAATCAAACCCCGTGACAGAACCAATGTCTACATTCCCAAAGTCAATGTTAGTAGCAGTGATACTGCCGTTTACGTCAAGCACAACTCCGATGCCCGGTGTAGTAGTGTCACTTTCCCCGTAACCCAATCTCAAGCTGTGTGCAACACTGAGTTTACCATCTGTGGAAAGTGCCATTGCACCTTGTGCTACAGTGTGTGCTGTATCGCCCCACCAAAAGCCTCTGTTTGCAGTGTTGGACATTTGAAATGTCATAGCATAATCATTATTGATTGCACCAAATGTTACACTGTTTTGCATACCAATAGCATACTCACTACTAGTCCACACACGATATTTGTCTCTTGTACTGGTAGCAGTTAGTATGACTTGACCTCCGTTCACTGTCAAGTCTCCTGCGACCGACAAATTTCCTATACTAGAAATACGTAAACTTTCAGTCGCAGCATTACCCGCTGCCATTGTTTTAAACACAAAATCAAAATCTTCACTGGTAGAAGTTACATCAGTAGCAACAACATCCAGTAGACCACCGATTTCATTATTACCTGCACTGGTCTCTGTAATAAATCTTAACCCTGTACCAATTCCATTACCTGGGGTACCGGTACTAGTGTGCGTTAGCGTAATAGGATATACCACGCTTGTGTTAAAAGCGTCATTCTCCGTATACGTACTAAACGATGTGTTTAAAAATTCACTTAACTTAACTACCATTTTATTTCCTTACGCTTGCGCTTCTGACCATCTTAACAGAATTTGTCCTGTTGCTGTACCTGCTGTTGTTCTAACGTTAATAGCCAGGATATCGGGCCCGTCAGGATATTTGAAATCACCACCCAATGGAGCACCAGTTAGTTCTTTTAGTTTTGTTAATTCGAGGCCACCATCAATCGAACCTGAAGTTGTGGAAGGTGCTGTGTACGCAAATACCTGTTCACCAGGCAGTGCAAATGTTCCACTTGTGTAAGTAACACTGGTTGCAACTTGTGCGAAACTAGGTTGACCGCCCGCTGCTTCTGTATTAAGCGCAAACCAAGTAGCATTACTAAAGTTTCTAGGATTAAGTATACCTTCGACCACAACAGCCCCAGAACCAGAACCTGCGCTAACTGCAGTACCAATTGCTTGTAGTAGCAACTGGCTTCTATTTAATAGGTCTTTTGCCCCAAGCTGGCCCACCGCACTGTTAGCAACACTGGGAGCAAGTCTGATCATGAACGCAGTTTTTGTTGTAGTAGACAGCGGCACACCTAACTGCTGATAGTTAAAGATATAACCACGATCTTCATCGTAGCCGCCATCTGCAATCAGCGCACTACCCCAGTGTGTGAGTGTGGGGCTACATGTGTTACTGATAATAATAGCCCCTGTCTTAGCAGTATGAGTGGACGCTGCACCGGCAGTTAGAGTATTAGTATTACCTTGTTGATATTGAACTAAACTAGCTGCTCTAGTGCATCCTGTGAAGTTTCCAGGTCCACTAGTTGTACTTCTTCCAGTATAACTAATCATTTCATTATCAATATACATTGTTCCGGAATCGGGGAAGTATGTTAAATCTGCTGCTGGTATTGTAGTCTGGCTGTTATTCATACTGGCTGTCAAGAACGTACTAGGGCTGTCATTTTCGATACTGTACCTAATAGGCAAGTTACCTGAACGCATATATGCTTCGTCGTTGATATTGTTGTTTTTAATTCTATGAGCAAATACCCAATTACCATCGCTGCCACGGACCATAAAATCAACAGATCCTGCACCATACCAGCTGTACTGTAAGCCCATCATTTGCATCTTATTTAAATCGAGAGTAAACCCGCTGTTCCCATTTCCGTCTAACGTATCTATATTAAAATCACTTTGTTTAATTCGAAGTTCTTCAACTAAAGTAATTCTTACACCAGTTGCTGCAATACCTCTATAGTCAGGAGTAATATACAAACTAGTATTACTTGAAACTTGTGACACAAAGTGTATCATACCTCTGATGACAATTTTATCACCCACACGCAATTGTTCAGTGAATCTAGTTCCAAGTCCTGTTACTAAGTTATCGTTGGGGTTAACTGTAACAGACCCCGAGGTTTGGAATGTACTACTGCGTCTTACACAAAACAAGTCTTTCCCGTTGAATTCCCAGAACAAGCCATTTTGTTCGTCAAACACACCGGCACGCACCGCTGCACCCTGCCAACTTTTAACATATACTTTAGTTTTTCTATCTAATGCAGGGGTTGTACTACCCAGAGACGATGTCGCAATCACAGTAAATGTGTAATCATCTACAATACTTTCAACAGTATAATTACCGTCGAAACCACTTGTAACAACGCCTGCCAGGTTTACCTGCGCACCTGCTTGAAGCCCGTGATCGATATCATCTGTTTTGATTGTAATAGTAGCACCTATACTAGTGCCACTTGCGGTAACTGAGATAACACTGTAATTTGGTTTAAATAGCGTACCAGTAGACCAAATATATCCTTTACCAGACTGGTATCTAAAATACTTTTTACTTTGACGAACTACTGTTGCTCCATATGTCGGAGTTTTTGTAGAAAGAATAACACCGCCGTCCATTGGCCTATGTAAGATAGTTGCGTTAGACGTTGCATAAAGAGTTATAGTGGCAGGCGTAGTAACTATGCCACCTCCCCTTGCTAGAAATGTCAATGATGTTAAACTAGGAGTTGACAGCACAACAAACGGCCCAGTAGCTAGTGCAGCGTTAGTTCCACTTGCAGTATTAACATGAATAATTGTACCAGGAATAAGTCCATGAGGGCCTGTAAAGTTAAGAGTAATAACGCTGGGATTCGCACCGTTACTGGTTGCACTGCTGACTGGAATACTTGCACCATTGTAAAATGCTCCTCTTTTTACAAGAGTTTCATCGGTTTTTAAACTTTGTCCCGACGAAGTTCCAACCAAACCTCTTGCAAAATAAGTCACCGAAGATGTTGTAGGAACAGAAAATATAACAAAATTACCGTCTGCACGGCTGTATCCTGATATACCGGAATTCAATCCGGATACGTTGACTACACCTCCAACAGACATACTATGCGTAGTACTAAACGTCACAGTTATCAAGCTATTCGTACTACTAGTAGTGGTGTAATTAGTGGTAATAGTACTTACTGTTAAATCAATACCTGGAAGTTCGTATGCTGACGGATAACCTCGAACCGTACCGTAACCGGCCCACTTTGTTGGCTGAAGGCCATATTCAAAGTCAGCGTCAATCAATGACTGCGGGTTAGACACACGCATACGTTCAATTGCGTCTGTTCCAAAACTCCATGGTCTAATGGTGGTTGCTTCGTTTTCTTTACTTTCTACATAAATTAGTAAACTGTCAGCTGAGCTCATACTGGCTGTGTTAGCAGCTAATGTAATTGTAGTATAACCGTCTGTTCTGTTAGTAATTGTAGGAAAATTTGTGGTTTCGTTACCCACAGTAAATGCAACTGTTGTACCAGCAAACGCACTATCTGCAAAGTTATAAATTATAACGTTGTCAGTAGTATTAGTTATTACTAATATGTCCGACAGTGTATAATTTCCCGGAAAAATTATTGTGCCCGAGCCAGCCGACCCCGGAGTAAACGCATAATCTTTGATTCTTTTCTTAGCCATTTTATGTCCTTGTTATCCTAGTGCAATCGCAAGTGCGACAGAAGTTGAAATTGGTGCGGCTGCTCCGGTAGCCCCAGCTGGCCCTGCGGGTCCAGCGTGACCAACCGCGGCGTAAACTTGCCATGTTGTACCGCTGTATACAAAATCAACTTTTATTTGACCTAAATCTAATAGAAAGTCGTCTGCACTGCCTTCGATTGTGCTGCCGTTTCTCGCAACAGTTAAATTGTTTGTTTCCCAATTATCTATATCGTACACAATTACAGTATCGCCAGCTGAAGGAGAGGCAGGTAAAGTAATCGTAAAACTGCCTGCTGATGTGTTTGTTAAAATTCTATCGCCTGATGCGGCGGTATAATTTGAAGTTTTTGTTATATATGTACCAGCCACTGCACTTTGTACAAATGCTGTTGTAGCGATTTGTGTAGTATTAGTACTGGTCACTGCTGTCGGGGCAGTCGGAGTCCCAGTCAACGCTGGGCTAATGGAAAATACTAAACTTCCGGTTCCTGTTTCATCGCTTATAACACCAGCAAGTTGCGAACTAGTTGTTGCTGCAAAGGAACCTAAATTATTTTCTATTAGAGCCAGTGTACCAGTGGTAGTGGGCAATGTTAGTGTAGGCGTTCCTGCTGCGGAAGGTGCAGTGATTATAGCAGTACCTGAACTAAGACCACTTACTCGTATAGTTTTCCCTGCTGCTAATGCAAGGTGCTCACTGCTGGTCCAAGAATCAGTAGCATCAATCCAATTAAATGTTTTGTCAGTTGCACCTTTAAGTGTGATACCGCCGCCGTCCGCTGTTGTATCTGTTGGGCTCGAAACTGCACCTAGTTCGATGTTTTTATCGTCAACACTAATAGTTGTACTGTTGACTGTGGTAGTTGTACCGTTAACTGTTAAGTTTCCTGTTACAGTTAAATTGCCGCCAATGCCTGCATCACTACTAGTAGAAATTGTAGTTGAAGACACAACGCCAGTTACAGTGACACCAGTTGAACTAGTTGCTAGTTTGGCACTGTTGTCATGGTACAGTGTAACAGCACCGTCGGCATCTGCTTGCAGCATTTCTTCGCCGGTATATTTTTGTAATCTTACACTGTTGGATCTGATTGCTAAAACGCCGGTGCCAGCGTCATCGATATAACTATTAGAACCGTCATGATAAATTTGTAAATCATTGCCTGTTCCGATGTTAATTTTTATGTTATCGTTAAGTGTCAGATCACCGCTTGTTTTAGTTGCAGCGGCATCACTTCGTAAAAACGAACCGCTACTAATTCCGTCAAGTAAATCTGCATCAAGGCCACTACTTGCACCGTCAACTGTGAGTAGCAAACTTAGGATTTCGCTGGCAGTTTGATCGGCAGTTGCTCCAGTTTCAATACCGTCTAGCTTTGTACCATCAGTGGCAATATCTCTGCCATCAACTGTACCTGTAACTGTGATATTACCGCCTACAACAAGGCCGTTCTTAACTACAAAATCTTTATCGTTTGCCACGGTTCACTCTCCCCAATTGGCGTCTATATGTATTTATGCAAGGATAAGTGTCTGCACAACCTTATACTGTGTACTGTTTGTACTAGCACCGGTTGTTAAGATTCTGACATTGCCGCCACTGATATCAACATCGTAAGTTGCAACTGCACTAGCACCTGTATTAATAATTGCATATTCAGTTGCACTAGCAGTAGATCCATTGTGAACAATCAGTAGTTCACATATAGTTCTGTTTCCAGTCACAGAATCGTATGCTTGAATTACAAACTTACCACCACCAAAGGTTGTTGAACTAAAACTAGCAATCGCTGTTTGGCTAACCGAAGCAACTGTTGCAGTTGCACTATCTAAGTTGTAAGTGCTGTCAATCCTAACAGCGCCATCTACGTGTAATTTTTCTGCCGGTGTAGCAACATTAATACCTACATTTCCGTTTAATAATGTATAACCAGTACCAGAAGGAGTTAGCGTAATACTTTGATTACTACCTCCTGCTGTAATCACAATTGCGCTTGTACCTGTAATGTTTCCTACACTAGATAGGTTTCCAGTAACGTTAGCACTGCCATTGAAGTTTTGTCCCCATAGTGTTCTTGTGGTAGCAAGTGTGGTTGCAGTGTCTGCGTTACCTGTGACATTACCTGTAATTGCTGCACTGATTACACCAGCACTGAAATTGCCGCTCGAATCTCTGAATACAATAGTGCTGGGTGTATTGGCATTGGTTGCGTTTGATGTAACTGTAAATGTTGCGCCTTCGGTGCTTGCACTCCCGCTTAATCCGTTACCACTTACTGCACCTGCCGCTACGTAATTTCCAGTTGTGTCAGTGCCAAGAGCAACACTATCTGCTGCGATAGTTGCAGTTAATGTTACATTAGCACTTCCGTCAATACTTACGTTGCCTGTTAAATCGCCGCCCAGTGTAATAGTTCTAGAATTTTGCCATGCACTAGCTGTTGACGCATTTCCGCTAAGTGCCGCGGTAATTGTTCCTGCTGAGAAGTTACCACTCGAGTCTCTAGCAACTATAGCACTACTTGTGTTCAAACTAGTAGCTGTTGTCGCCGAGTTAGATACTTTACCTGCGGTGGAGATCGTTGCTAGTTTTGTGTCAGCTATTGCTGCTGATGAATTTATATCTGCGTTAACAATCGAATCAGCAGTAATGCCTGCTGATATTGTGATGTTAGCACTTCCATCGAACGAAGTAGCTGTGCCAGTCACATCGCCACTAATAGCAATAGTTCGAGCGTTTGCTAATGTAGTTGCAGTTGATGCGTTTCCCGTTAACGCACCTACAAAACTGGTACTGGTTACAGAAGTTAATCCAGCAAGCGTAGTACTGCTAGCACCCAATGAAATACTTGTTGTACCTACTGTAACTGCACTATTGCTAAGTTTAGAGTTTGCAATACTTCCCGCTAGCATTGCATTTGTTACTGATCCAGTGTCGCCGGTAGTGATTATTGTACCAGTTATATCTGGTATTGTGATAGTTCTATCAGCAGTTGGATCTGTTATAGAAAGCGTGGTTTCAAATGCATTCGCAGTAGCACCTTCGAATATGATACTACCGTCGCTTATATAAAGACCGCTGATGCTAGGGCTTGTTAATGTTTTGTTAGTTAATGTTTGTGATCCTGATAGCGTTGTTACTACTGTAGAATCAATGGAAAATTCCGAGCCTATTAATTGTAAACCAGTTCCAGCACTATAAGTACCTTGACCAGAAAACTGCACAAACGTTACTGCACTTGAACCTACTGTAGTAACATTGGCTTCTTGTACCCAACCAGTGTTATCATATTGTTCGCCGCCTGTTACGAATACAAAGTCACCACCAGCCATTTCAGATATACTGTCATGATCAGCGGCTCTTGTTAATACTGTCGAGCTAGTTCTTACATATATACCGTTATGTGCTGCGGTTGCTTCATTTTTAACTAGAATCCTATTTGTATTTGCTAAAGTTACAGTATCGATGGTAGTATAAGATCCGGTTGTAGTAAGTGTTGCACCTACTCCGCTGGTACCATTGTCGTAAGTTATTGTACCACCCGAGATTACTGCTAAAGTGTCGGTTGTAGCAACCAAACATGCTTCATGAACATGCAATCCTTCTGCAACTGCATCTACATATTGTTTGGTTACAGCATGTAACGCATTACTAGGGTCGGCATGTAGTGTTAAGAATCCAGTCAATGTATCTCCCGACACGTTGACAAAATTGTTATCGGCTTCTGTTTCCGTATAATAACGACCATCTAAATCTAATGTAACAACACTAGCTGCGGTGACATGCCCGTATGTGTCAAAAGTAAACGCAATATCTTGTAGTACAACACCATTGGAATTATCGCTTGATAAATTAGATACACTACTAGTATCAGCGTGTGCAATTGTTACACTTGCCCCTTCACCGGTGCCAGTAATAGTTAATCCACTCGATCCTGTTTGAGTACTACTTGTACCTGCACCCACAGTAGCTACATAATCCCCGGTGGTATCAGTACCAAGAGCAACACTATCTGCTGCAATAGTTGCAGTTAACGTCACGTTTGCACTTCCGTCAATGCTTACATTACCAGTTAAGTCGCCGCCGAGGGTAATAGTTCTTGGAGTAGCCCATTTAGTTGCAGTATCTGCATTACCCACTAGTGCAGCGGTAATAGTTCCTGCTGAGAAGTTACCGCTTGCATCTCTGGCAACTATAGCATTAACGGTATTGGTATTTGTTGCTGTTGTTGCTGAGTTGGATACTTTACCTGCTGTAGAAATTGTTGCTAGCTTTGTGTCAGCTATTGCTGCCGCGGAATTTATATCTGCGTTAACAATCGAATCAGCAGTAATGCCTGCTGATATTGTGATATTGGCACTACCATCGAACGAAGTAGCAGTTCCTGTAACATCTCCGCTAATAGCAATAGTTCTGGCTGTGGTTAAACTAGCTGCGCTACCGGTGATGCTGGCTACATCAAGTATACCTTTAGAGCCGCTAAACACTTCGCTGGTATTTGTTGCATCTGGTATAAATGTGAAGTAACCAGTGCTGTCATCATAACCGAAGAAACCTACTTTAGCTGATCCACTATAATATCTAAATTCAATACCACGATCTTTGTTGTCGTCAACGCTAGGCGCAGTATTCCCGCCTAATGTAAGTATAGGGTCATCTAGCGTTACTGTTGTACTGTTAACCGTAGTGGTAGTTCCGTTTACAGTTAAGTCGCCTGTAACTATTAAGTTGTTGCCTATAGTAACATTGTTAGGCAAGCCTATTGTAATAGTCTGACCGCTAGCACTTGTTTCAATTTCGTTCGTAGTTCCCGCCACAGTTAGTGTTTGTGTACTTAGGTTAACAGATCCTGTGCCAGTACCACCTGCAATGTTCACTGCATTAGCTGCCGATGCC